TCATTGCAAGTCAAAGAAACTCGTTATTCTTTATCAGTGGTGAATGGGTCACCCCGTTTTGAAGTAAACTATCTAATTGACATGCGTAATAACCCTACTCGTTATCAAATGGTGCAGGAAAACTTTTTATTAAGCACTGAAAAAGCCGTGAGATTTTTCTACCATACAATTGCCAAATTACATTTCATGCACCCACATCAAGCTTTTTCACGATTGCAAAATATTCAGTTTTTAAAAAGCATTATTGAAAATGGCGAACTTTATTCACCAAAATCTATTGAGTGTGTTGAGATGGACGGAAACCGTTTAAAAGTCGTAGAAAAACATTTTGACCATCCTATTATGGAGCAAGATTTGAGACAGCTAGATGTTTTACATACATTCTTTGATTTTAATGAAATCAAAAATACTATTACATTTGAATATCTAATACGTGAAAATGAAACATTTAGTTTAATTAGAGATAATTATCGCTTAAAAACACCTACATCAGCAAAACGATTTGCCAAAAATTATGGGTCTGCTATAGGCAGTGATATTAAGACCATAGCGGATAATCAACGCGACATTCTTACACCCTCAAAAATATGGGTTGATGTTAATAATAGGATGCAACGTTTCGTTGAAGATTCACCAAAAGTTACAAACGACCAAAGATTTAATTTTATATGCCCTCGTGTTGAATTAAATATTTCATACGAAAAATGGTGTGAAATTATCAAAATTGAAATATTTAACAATGAAATTTCATACGATAAAAATGATAAATTCTTTAAAGTATTTCGCGCTCAAATATATGCTTATGGAACATTCCAAAATTGTTATGGAGAAAAATACGACCGAATTATAAGGGTCTCATGCAAAATAGCCGAATCTGATCTTGATAGAATACAATCAAAGCAATACAAATATCTTATGCCTATAGCCGATGGTCGCCATGCTGAGGATGTTGAACAATGGAAAACAATGGATGACAAAGTATTTCTTAAGCACAATTGTGTAAATCATAGAGAAAGGGCATACTATTAGCTTCGATCACCGATTCCCTCCTTAAAAAAGGGTTATGATGGCTAGTCTATATCGGTAACGACTAGATGGAAACGGCACCTAAATAGAGTGGTGTAGAACGCCGGAGGACTTGCAGCCGGACACTTGCGTAAAGCAGAGGCGTGACAGCTTGGAGAGACAAGCATTTTAATCCTCTTTAAGCTTTTTTCCACACACCGGGCAATACTCAAAAATATCGACCGGATATAATTGTTCGGTACTCTCATATTCATAATGAACATTGCCATCATAGTCAGCCCATACGCCCAAAGGATGATTGTGACTCATAAAGACCTTGGCATTTCCAATTGACTAGCACACGTCAGACAAAAATTACGGTGCATAGTTCGTGTTTCATAAGTCATACTTTTAAATAATTCCACACTACAAATACAGCACGTATGAATAATAATAGGCATCTCTTTATCAATATGCTTGATAACCAAAGGTCTATTGAATTGATCGAAATTACATATCGGACAAATCGGGTCAGCATTACATTTAGCGCAAACTATTTCCTTGTTCATTTAATCTAGCCTCTAATTTATTAACTCTGATTTCTAATTTTGTTACTCGCTTAGCAACATTGTGAATGTTTATGCTGCATATAATTGCGCTAATTGCTACAAAGACAATAGCGACAGCTTGGATTAACAAAGGCTTGGCGTAGCTCATAATATGCCGCCTAATATTTTCCAACCTTCCGACATTAGCCATAAAAGGTTAATCATCGGAGCCATACCATGTTTACATGGGTCTGTTTTTGGGTCATAGGGATTCCATTTATAAAGCATATCAGGATGTTGCTTACCCGCTTTCATCCAAACAATGCTCATAGGCATTTCATTAATATTGATTGGCTCTGACAAATCAGGGCGTATTGATACTCTACAAGCCATATAATATTCATCATCAGGCATTCCCGGATGCCATATTTTTGCGCCTTCACGTAGCGCAGTGAGGGCTTCTTCAAATTTCATACTTGGCCTTCTTCTAATTTTAATCCTAACTTTTCTAATGCTTGTTCTAATTCTGTTAATGATTTTCTGCCAAAATTAGTAACTTTCTTCAAATCCCATCTAGTACGTTTAATAACATCACCTACTGTTTTTATTCCTTCATTCATCAAACAATGAGATGTCCTAGTTAACAATCCTAAATCAAGTATATTTATTTCAAGTATTTTGTCAGAATCAAAATTATAAGGTTTTGCTCGTTGACACGTATAACAACACTTAACTAAATATTCATTGTGATAGGAACATTTTTCAGGTTCAGGAACAAAGAATGTTTGCGCATAATCAGTATGTTTAACCACAAGATGATATATCCACCCACCATCTATTTTTAATCTTTGAACAAAGCTATTATCTTGATCATTAATAGTTTCCCATTTACTCATTTTTTATCGACCTCATTCTGGATATACCAAATAGCCTTTTTCAAATCCTCAACACCGCCTTTATGTTCAAAACGCCACAGATATTTAAAGGCGTTTCCAATGTTAAAATTCATGTGACGCGTTATATCGATACATTCAATGCGCCGTTCACAACCCGGGCATTCTGCCTTACTTGAATTGTAATGTGGAGGGTGATTTACATTATCCGTCATAGATTCATTCTCTCCATAAAATTGCTTCATATATTTGGTATTAAATATCTTTCTGCATTGAGGGCAGAATAATGATTGGCCTTGAGTTTCGGGATATTCAACAAGCGTGTTTTCACAGTCTATACATTTCATCAAATCTATACCTATATAAATATATAATTATATATTTATTCACTTAAATATTTATTCAAAGCTTCAACCAATATATCCCGTAAATTACGCTCATCTTCGACCATTTTACGTTTGACCTTCTTATAGAGCGCGGAGGGTATATTAAACAAATATGGTTTTGTGATATCCATATTTTTTGTTAAATTTTTATGGTTGGCTTGCTTGTCAAACTCAACACCCGATTCAATTTTTGCCATGAGAAAACTCCTCCAATTCATTAACGATAGCCACGATTTCTTTGGTAGCTTCGGTCATAGCTTCACAAACAGTACGTCCCTCATGGACGGACATAGCATATTCTTGTCGATGGCATGTTCCTGCGACAAATACAGGAAGCTCAAATTTTAATAATTCATTGGTTATCTCTCTGCCTAGGATAGTGCCTTTAATTTTCCGGCTTACCACAAAGGCAGCTTTAAGTTTGCCCTCAGTCAATTGGATGCGCTCTTTTACCAACCCTACCAAATCCTCAGTAGCCCATACGTCATAGGGCGATGGCATTACCGGGATTAAAACCACGTCAGCGGCCTTTATAGCGCATACAGTCAATGGTGACACCCTTGGGATACCATCAATGATAATACGCTCGTAGCGGTCTTTAAATTTGACCACATCCTTATCCAGTGTGGTGACTGGTAAGCAGGTCAGGTCAATCAATTCGCCGCCTGACTTTTCATGCCAGCGTAAGGCTGACCCTTGACTGTCAGAATCCACCAATAATGTTTTAAAGGTACGCTTGGTATACTCACGAGCCATATTGACCGCAAGGGTAGTCTTACTTGTACCGCCTTTTTGATTTAATATTGAAATAATCATATATATACCTATATAAATGTAGGTTTGTATAATTATATAAATATATATTTATTGTCAAGGAATGAAATGAAATTATTGGATTTATTTTCAGGGATAGGCGGCTTCTCGCTTGCAGCACGGTGGGCTAATATAGAGACCATACAATTCGTAGAAAAAGACAAATTTTGCAGAAAAGTATTAGAGAAAAATTTTCCCAACGTCCCCATTCATGATGATATTAGGACGTTTGATTTCCATCAGGATGTGGAAATCTTAACAGGTGGCTTTCCATGCCAACCATTTAGCATAGCGGGTAAAAAGAAAGGAATCTTGGATGACCGATACCTATGGCCAGAAATGTTTAGAATTATCAAACAATGCAAACCAGCATATATTATTGCAGAGAATGTTGCCGGACTTATTTCTATGCTTGACCCCATTCTCGAAGATTTGGAAAATGAAAGTTACCGCTGCCAATCATACCTTATACCAGCTAGTCTCATTGGTGCGCCCCATAAAAGGGAAAGGCTATGGATTGTTGCCTACCGTAACCGCGAGCGATGCCACAGTGGGGGAGGTTATAGGGAAGCACGACAGATATTTGAAAACCTCGAACAACACGTGGAGAAAATACAACAAGAATGGTCACAATTCATCCCTGACACTTGGGAGACTCTTACGGCTAGAGACTGGTTTCAGTATAACCGCAAGCTTTGTCGAGGAGATGATGGGCTATCCAATAGGGTGGACAGAATTAAATCCCTAGGAAATGCCATTGTTCCTCAAATCGCCTATGGGTTTTTAAAGGCCATTGTTCTACATGGAACACCTACCAATTCGTTAAATATTGGTACTTGATTGGTAGTTCTTCAAATAGGCAAGTATGGCCTCGCGTGCTGCCTCACTTCCCCAAACACAAACAGCCTCATAACCACGTGAGGCTTTGCGTTCCAAGAATTCCTTTTGTTCTTTAGAGGGTTTGTTATTACCCACTTTAAGCTCAATCCAGAGGCCAGCTTTGCCGTTTTGAGGTAGGGCTAGAAAGAAGTCAGCCACACCCTTTTTAACGCCCATACGCTTCAGGATTCGCCCAGCTTGGAATTCTGCGCCTCCTTTCTTTTCAAACTTG